GCTGCACGGTTTGGCTGCACCAGAAAACGCTACCCAAGTGAACATCAACATCAACGGTACCAAGCAGCTTGAACGCATGACCGATGAGGACTTGTTGAAGATCGCGGGTAAAGACCTCGACTATCTAGAACCGAAGAGCGACTAATTATGGCTAAGACTGTTTATAAGCAGACAAAGGCGATTGCGCGAAACGCCGCAGTATCAGGCAAACCTGGCGGCAAGAAGATCTCCAAAACTAAAATTACAGGTATGCCTGTTAAAAGAAAGAGGAAATAGACATGACCAAGTACCGAGAACCATCTATGGGTGGTAAACCACACAAACCCAAAAAAGACACACGGTCTCCCTCTAAAAAGAAAACCGCAGTAAAGAAGGACACACGGTCTCCCTCTAAAAAGAAAACCGCAGTAAAGAAGGACACACGGTCTCCCTCTAAAGGCTACCCCAAATTAACCGCCGCACAAGAGCGGCAAATTAGGTCAGAGACGGCTTTTGTAGCTAAATCAGCGAGCACAACCGCTAAGAAGAAAGCTAAGCCAAAAGCTAAGCCTAAGAAGAAGGCATACAAGCCTTACTAAATGACTGAAGTCACAAAGGTCGAATGCATACGCTGTAAAGCGTCGCACCCCGAGACACTGTACTCGGGGGATGATCGACTCTGCGTGTATTGCAAAGCGGATATCGCGGAGCAAGAACCACTGCCCGCGAGCCCCGAACCGGAGCCCACGGTTGAAGAATCGTTGGAAGATAAGGCGCGCGCGGAACTCGCTCTACGGTTCCTGACCCGTAAACGACTATTGCCGTTTGTTGAGCGGTTTAACCCCGATTACCAAGCGGGATGGGTACACAAAGATATATGTAAGCGGCTCGAGGAGTTCTCTAGAGATGTCAGTGAAAAGAAGTCTCCAAGACTTATGCTATTTATGCCACCCCGACACGGTAAAAGTACACTTGCGTCGGTGGCATTCCCAGCTTGGCACCTCGGCCGAAACCCTCAACACGAGTTCATTAGTTGTTCTTACTCGGGCTCGCTCGCTATGGGGTTCAGCCGCAAAGTTCGTGGACTCCTACGTGAAGAGGGATTTAAGTCAGCATTTAAAACTCGCCTCGACCCACAGTCGCAGTCTGCTGAAGCATGGCTTACTACTTCTGGCGGCGGTTATGTTGCTGCCGGTGTTGGTGGCGGTATTACTGGCAAGGGTGCTCATATCCTTGTCATCGACGATCCGGTAAAGAACCGTGACGACGCCGAATCATCAAACGCACGTGACTCTGCTTGGGACTGGTATACATCTACGGCGTACACACGTCTTGCTCCTGGTGGCGGTGTGTTGGTTATTCTTACTCGCTGGCACGATGATGATCTTGCGGGGAGATTACTTAAAGCAGCGGCAGATAATGGCGAGCAATGGGAAGTTGTTAACTACCCCGCCCGAGCTGAGGTTGACGAAGAGTTTCGTAAGCAGGGGGAAGCCCTGCATCGTGAACGTTACGACGAAGAAGCTCTTACTCGTATTGAAAAAGCCGTTGGACCACGAGACTGGTCCGCACTGTATCAGCAGAACCCCGTTGCTGACGATGGCGACTACTTCACCAGAGACATGATCAATTACTACGACCATGAAGATGTCGATGAAGACCGCATGAAGTACTACTGCGCGTGGGACTTGGCGATTGGTAAGAACGACAGAAACGATTACACGGTCGGAATCGTGGTAGGCGTCGATGAGTACGACCAGATGTTCGTGATGGACATGGTGCGAGGTCGCTTCGACGGCTTCGAATTGGTTGAGCAGATACTCGACCTCTACGAGATATGGAAACCGTCGATCATTGGCATTGAGAAAGGGCACATTGAGATGGCCCTCGGACCGTTCCTTGAGAAGCGCGTTCGTGAGCGCGGGCTCTACGAAGCGTACTTCAAAGATCTCAAGACTGGCCGCAGGGATAAAGAAGCGCGTGCCAGAGCAATCCAAGGTCGGATGCAACAGGGCATGGTGTTCATGCCTAAAGATGAAGAATTTACAGGCCCTCTGGTAGCAGAGTTATTGCGCTTCCCGAATGGGGTACACGACGACCAGGTAGACGCCCTGGCTTGGATTGGTTTGATGATGACTGAGTTCAGCACTTTTGTTGAAAAGGTCGAGCACATCCCAAGCTGGCGAGACAGGCTCCCTGGATTATTGAAAGGCGAACGCACCAAATCAGCTATGAGCGCATAATGATGAAAAAAGCAAAGAAGATTGATCCTTCGAAGGAAGAAGAAATAACTCGCACACAGTGGGCTCGTTACGAGCGCGCACGGGATAACGGCCATCTCGATTACGTAGAAATGGCACTCAAATGTGATGAGTACTACCAAGGTGATCAGTGGGATCTAGATGACTCGGCAGCGCTAGAAGCCGAAGGACGCCCCGCCCTGACCATCAATACGATTCTCCCTACCGTCAATACAATACTCGGTGAGCAGTCATCTCGCAGAGCAGACGTAAAGTTCAAACCGCGAAGAGGCGGCGAAGAGGCTGTAGCCCACACCCTGACTAAGTTGTACATGCAGATATCCGACAACAACAAGTTGGACTGGGTCGAGCAGCAGGTCTTCTCGGACGGTTTGATTATGGACGGTCGTGGATACTTTGATGTGCGCATGGACTTTAGCGATCACGTAGAGGGTGAAATCCGAATCTCGTCTAAAGATCCGCTAGACATACTTATCGATCCAGACGCGAAAGACGCCGACCCTAAAACTTGGAACGAAGTGTTTGAGTCCAAATGGATGACTCTCGATGAGATCGAAGAGTTATATGGCGAAGACAAAGCAGAACGACTTCTTTTCGTAGCAGAGAACGGTATGAGTTTTGGCCCCGACTCCGTCGAGTACCAAGAGACACGCTTTGGAGACACAGAAACAAACGAGTACTTCGGCGATTCAATTCCTGGTGACGAAGAGTACCGCAACGTAAAGTCACTACGCGTCGTGGAGCGCCAGCACAAGAAGCTCGCCCGCGCATCTTTCTTCATCGACAAAGAAACAGGTGATCAGAGACAGTGCCCTGATAGTTGGAAGGAAGGTAAGTGTAAAAAGTTCGCCAAGCAATACGATATGGAACTTATAACAAAGGTCATTCGCAAAGTGCGATGGACTGTTACTTGTGATCAGGTTGTACTTCACGATGACTGGTCCCCATACAACGACTTCACCATAGTCCCGTTTTTCTGCTACTTCCGCAGAGGTCGTCCTTTTGGCGTAGTTCGTAATCTCCTGTCACCGCAGGAGCAGTTGAACAAGATTGCATCGCAAGAGCTGCACATAGTTAATACTACAGCTAATAGTGGCTGGATGGTTGAGTCGGGTTCGTTGGTTGGTATGACCGCAGATGACCTCGAGGAACATGGCGCTGAGACAGGACTGGTACTTGAGTACGCGCGTGGTACTAACGCGCCGTCCAAGATACAGCCTAACCAGATACCTACTGGGCTTGATCGTATCGGTCAAAAAGCCCAAGCGAATATTCAGTCAATCAGTGGTATCAACGATTCGATGCTCGGTACTGACAGCGCAGAAGTATCGGGCGTTGCAATTCAGGCAAAACAGAATCGCGGCGCAGTAATGATTCAGGTGCCACTCGACAACCTCGCAAAAACACGCCAGTACTTGGCAGAGAAGATTCTAAACCTCATCCAAACCTTCTATACCGAAGAGCGCGTTATTCAGGTTACTAACGAAGACGATCCGATGCAGCCCCGCGAGCCGATGTTACTTAATTCTATGACCCCAGAGGGTGACATTATTAATAACCTCACTATAGGTGAGTACGACGTTATTGTCGCCTCTGCACCAGCGAGAGATAGCTTCGACGAAACGCAGTTTGCTGAAGCCCTGAGCTTGAGGCAAGCCGGTGTCGCTATACCAGATGACGCGATTATTGGTTACAGCCACCTTATGAAGAAGGAAGAGCTGGCGAAGCGCATCCGTGTTATGACCGGCCAAGAACCTCCTTCTCCAGAGCAGGCTCAGGTAATGCAGCAGCAGCAGATGCTCGCTATGCAGAACTTGCAGCTTGAGACCATGAAGCTCCAAGCCGAGGTAGAAAAACTTCAGTCTGAAGCCGCAATAAACGTAGCCAAGGTACAAGAAACAGCGGAAGTAAACCCACAGGTACGCATGGCTGAACTGCAAGCGAAGATTCAGATGAACCAAGACCAGCTTGCTCTCCGCAGAGAGTTGTCATCAGCTACAAACGAGATCCGCCAAGGGCAGGCCGAAACCTCTGCTGCGACCAAGATAGCAACCACGGCTATGCAACAATCTCGAAACACCCCCAAACCCCAATAGGACTTTGATATGAGTAAGAAAGACGAAGCAGTAGAAGAAAAAGCAATTGAGTTTGACGTAATGCCTGGAGCAGATCGACCAGAGGAAGATGACGCATCCACATTAGATCTTAGTTTCGAAACCCCCGAAGAGGAGCCAGAAGAAGTTGCTGAGGAAAGCGAAGTTGTGGCAGAGGATGCAGAAGAGGAAACCACTGCCGAAGAATCCGAGGAAATTGGTTCTGAAGATGAACAAAGTACAGAAGAAGAAACAGAACCAGAAGCCGAGCTAGAAGAAGAGCCCGTAGCTGCGGAAAAACCTGCTAAAAAACCAATGGTGCCGAAAGCCCGCCTTGATGAGGTGCTGGCAAAACAGAAAGCGCTTCAGAAACAACTAGACGAGATCAACGCAGCAAATGAAAAAGCAGAAGAAGCGCCCGAATCTTACGATTTCGATGCAAAAGAAGTTGAGTACCAAAACATGGTGCTTGATGGTGAGACAGAAAAAGCTGTTGCGCTACGTCGAGAGATCAGAAAGGCCGAACGAGACACATTAGAGTACGAAATGCGGCAAGAAATGAATCAGACGGTGAACCAAGACCGCCAGATGACCGCATTGCAACAGGCTGCGAACGCTATGGAAGACGCATACCCCGTGTTTGACCGTAATTCAGACGATTTCAACGAAGATATAACTAACGAAGTAGTTGAACTGCGCGACGCCTTCATGATGAAGGGCTACGAAGCCGTAGATGCACTCTCAAAAGCCGTGAAATACGTAGTTAAAGACCACGATTTAGACCAAGCGCAAGAAAGTGCGCCAAGTCTGGCTGGTAAGGCGAAGAAAAGTGATGAATTAGCCAAAAAACGCGCGCAAGTAAGCCGCAAACTAAAGGCTGCAGACGCGCAACCCCCCGAACTTCCAGGTGAAAGCTCCTCAAATCATGGAGAGAAGGCATTAGACCTCTCAACAATGACTGAAGAAGAGTTTGATGCCCTTCCAGAAGCAACGCTAAAACGTCTTAGAGGCGATATTTTATAACGAGGTAACTATGGCAGTTAAAAAAGACCCACGATTAGCCCGAGCTGGAGTCTCGGGCTTTAACAAGCCAAAAAGGACGCCTAGTCACCCTAAGAAGTCACATATTGTCGTGGCTAAAGAAGGTGACAAGATCAAAACCATACGTTTTGGTGAGCAAGGCGCAAAGACAGCGGGTAAACCAAAGGCTGGTGAAGGCGATAAGATGCGTAAGAAGCGAGCTAGCTTCAAAGCACGTCACGCAAAGAACATAGCCAAAGGCAAAATGAGCGCGGCCTATTGGGCAAACCGCGCCAAGTGGTGATCTGATGGCTAGAAAAGACGAAGCTAAGTGGAAACGTATCGTTGCTGCCGTAAAAGCTGGAACAAAAGGCGGTAAGGCTGGACAGTGGAGCGCGCGCAAAGCACAACTAGCCACGCAACGTTACAAGAAGTCTGGTGGCACCTACTCAGGGCCGAAAACAAAAGCTCAGGAGTCCCTGTCCAAGTGGACTAAAGAGAAATGGGGCACCAAGTCTGGCAAGAATAGTACTCAGGGTAAGAAGGCAACTGGTGAACGGTACTTACCAAAGAAGGCTCGAGAGTCTTTGAGCAAGAAAGAGTATGCAAAAACCAGTGCTAAAAAGCGCGCCGATACCAAAGCAGGCAAGCAATTTAGTAAGCAACCGAAGAAGATAGCGAAGAAAACAGCCCGCCACAGATAGTGGTTGCATTGTATTATTAGCTGTACTAATATGATTTATACGTCTACCAGTACGATAACTGGTCGGCCCGTAGCCGTAAAAAACGTACCCCTCGCCTGCACAAGGCGTAAAACCTGCCGAGGTCGCTCCTCGTAAATAAGCGCTAGTTCGTTGTCCCACGATACGGGAATACGGATTAGCCGCTCCTTTAAGTCGGCTGATAAGGCGGCGTGTGCCGCATAAATTATTTTGTCCATTTAATAGGAGGCCATCATGGCTTTAACAAATTTCGGTACGCTTACAGGCGACCAACTCCAAACTTGGAGCCGCGACTTCTGGAAAGTAGCTCGCAACCAATCTTTCATCAACCAGTTCGCTGGCACAGGTTCTAACGCTATGGTTCAGCGAGTAACTGAACTGACTAAGAACCAGAAAGGCACAAAAGCTAACATCACTTTGCTAGCTGACATGACTACTGACGGTATCACCGGTGACAATACTCTGGAAGGCAACGAAGAAGCACTCCGCGCGTATGACATCACCATTGAGCTGGACCAGTTACGTTTTGCTAACCGCATCGCTGGCCGTATGACCGACCAGAAGACTGTAGTTAACTTCCGTGAGCAATCTCGTGATGCACTTGCTTATGCAATTGCTGACCGTTGTGATCAGTTGGCATTCTTGACCATGTCAGGTGTTGCTTACACTCACAAAAATAACGGCGGTCTGCGTACTGCTTCATCTACTGCTGGACACGATCTTGTTGATCTAGAGTTCGCTTCAGACGTTTCTGCTCCAACTGGTGATCGTCACCGTCGAATCAGCGGTACTTCTATTGCTGCTGGCGACACTTCTGCTGTTACAGCGACTGACAAGATCGGTTACAAGCATATCGTTGAGCTGAAGGCTTATGCCAAAGATAACTACATCCGTGGTATTCGTGGTGCTGGTAACCAAGAAACTTTCCACATGTTTGTCACTCCTCAGCAGATGGCTAGCCTGAAGTTAGATTCTGACTTCCTAGCTAACGTCCGTAACGCTGGCGTTCGAGGAACTGGCAACAGCCTGTTCTCTGGTTCTGCTTCGTTGATGGTCGACGGTGTAATGATCCATGAGTTCCGCCATGTGTTTAACACTTCTGGTGCAACTACTGGTACTTCCTCTAACGCTGGCGCAGCTGGCTACAAGTGGGGTGCTGACGCTAACGTTGTTGGCGGACGTGCTCTGTTCTGTGGTGCTCAGGCTCTAGCAATGGCTGACATTGGTCTGCCTGAAATGGTTGAAGACACCTTCGACTATGGCAACCAGTCAGGTATTTCTGTAGGCAAGATCTTCGGTCTCCGTAAGCCTAAGTACAACAGCGACATCAGTGGCTCTGTACAGGACTTCGGCATCATCGCTCTCGATACTGCCCAGTAAGACAATCGCCCCCTCTTCGGAGGGGGCTTTTATTTTCTAAAGAGGAAATAGTCATGGCTATACCAGTCGCAATAGCAATAGCCCGTATGGGTGTTACAAAAGCCATAAAGAAATACGGAAAAAAAGCAGTAGAAGCAGCGAAAAAAGCAAAGAAATCCGCTCCTGCAGGCGCGAAGGCCGCAGCCTCCAAAACAAAAGCAGTCGGACGAGGCGCTATAGCTCGCGCTAAAGCAGCCGAACGAAGAGTTTCAGGCGCAGTTGGAAGTAAGAAACCAATTGAAGCCGCTAAAGCCGCGAGAAAACCTACCGACAAACGCGTCGCTGGGGTTCGAGGTAAAAGTAAATCCGCAACTACTAGAAAAGCTAACGCTAATCGCGCTGCTAACAAAAAAGCAGCGACTGCAGCGAGCAACGCAAATGTTCGTAGCGGACGTAGAAGAATTGGTGCAGCCGCGTCCGTGGCGTCCGTAGCCCCAATGGTAGCAACCGCCGTTGGTAAGAGCGGTACAACTAAGAAGGCAGCAGCATCAAAGAGATCTAAGTTTGGTGTCGGTTCTTCCAAGACCATTATGCATAAGGGTAAGAAGTTGGCGAACGTAGATGCTTCACAGTTGAAAGCTACAGGTATGACCCTACGCGGCTATATGAATGCTTGGAACAAATCAGGCAAGCGGCCAACCAAAAAGAAAAAATGAAAATAGGACTTAATCATGAAGATTGTTAGCAGTGAACCATTACGAGTCACCACCCTAGGCGGTACAGCAGTTTTGTTTGAAGCAGGTGTGCCAAGAGAGATCGCTGAAGAGATTGGCTTATTGGCGATCCAAATGGGCGCGAAAGAATACAACGACAAGTATGTCGAAGAAGAGTCAGCCGAAATCGCTGATTTCGAAGAAGTGATAGTTATTTCGGAGAGCACTCAGCTCGACGCAGAACTAGTCACCGTCCTCGAAAAAATGATGGATGAAGGCGACCCGAAAAACTTCAAAACCGACGGCTATCCAAAAGCAGCGGCTGTTAACAAAGCGCTTGGCAGAACGGTTGATACAGATGCCCGAGAAGCCGCTTGGGAATCAATACTTAATTCATAGGTAAAGAAGATGGCAGTAACAGTTCAAAGCGTTATCGATCGAGTGCAAGCTGTTTTACAAGATACTACTGGCGTTAGATGGCCTGTTACTGGTGAACTTGTTTTGTGGGTAAACGACGCACAACGTGAGATATCTCTGATAAAGCCTGATGCCAGCGCCGTTAACACCACCGTAACGCTTGCAACTGGTACGAAACAAGAGATCCCATCAGAAGGCAACAGGCTGTTAAAGGTTGTACGCAACATGTCTGCCTCTAGTGGAGGAGCAGGTAAGCGAGCAATTAGATTAGTAGACCTAAACGTGTTGGACTCTCAGACTCCAAATTGGCATGACCCCGCTACAACGGGCGATGCCGCTCACACGAACATCGTCAAACACTACTCGTATGAAGAGTCGAACCCCAGGAACTTTTACGTATATCCAGGGATCAGTGGTAATGCTTACGTAGAGCTGGTCTATTCATCCAACCCAGCAACGGTAACCCTGTCTGACAACCTGTCCATCCCTGACATCTTCGCTAACGCGATTATGAACTACGTCTTATATATGGCTTATATGAAAGACGCTGAGTTCGCTGGTAATGAGAGCCGCGCGTCTAATCATTATCAACTTTTCAACACTACAGTGACTGGTAAGGGTCAGATTGACGCTGTTACGAACCCAAATATGGAACGTCGATCACAAGCTCCAACAGCGATGGTATAAAATATGGCGATCCCTTATGAGATGCTGCTCCCCGAAATACTGCCGATGGTTCCTGGGTGCTCCGACACCCTTATAGAGAGCAACATCCGAGCGGCTGTGATTGAGCTTTGCGAGCGAGCAAGTGTTTATCAAGTCGAGTTAGACCCTCTCACAACGGTGTCTGGCATTTTCGAATATGATCTTGAGACCCCACGAGATACTTCTGTGCGTAAAATTTTGTGGGTAACGCACAAAGGCAGAGATCTCGAACCCCTAACTACGACGTTGCTCGAACAGCGTCTGCCTCAGTGGCGTGAAGAGTCGGGAGTCCCTGAGTATTTCGTACAAAAGAGCTCCGAGACTTTTCTGTTAGCGCCGATCCCAGCTGACACTTTAGTGGGTAGCACAATCGTAAGGGCTGTTCTCAGACCAACACACTCCAGCACAGCATGCGACAACGACGTTATGAACGATTATCGAGACACAATCGTAAATGGCACGTTGTTCCGTTTGCTACGAGTACCAAACAAAGACTGGTCTGATCTTCAGAGCGCATCAATTTATGGGCAGTTATTCAATCAAGGTGTCGAAGATGCAGAGCGCAGGTCGCGTAATGCAGACACCGCAGTTCGCAGGAGCGTGAGATATGGCGGAATGTCAGGACCTTGGCGTACAAGGCGCAGAAGGTATGGTAGCGGCGGATAAACCAATCCTCGCCCACATTCGTGAAGAGTGGGTTTGGGTAAAACGCGGCATAGAAGAGATTTTAGCTGAGCAACCTCAGCTTACGTTTAGACCAGAAGATGTTTATGCAGCTTGTCTAAACGAAGAAGCCCACCTTTGGGTAGCACCAGAGGGGTTTGTAATTACCACCGCAGAGCGGGATGAGTTTACAGGGGCTAGGACATTTTTACTTTGGTTGGCATGGGCCAAGAACCGCGGACAAAGTTGCGCGATTAAGTACCTCCCATTTTTTGCGGAGCTAGCCAGAGAAAACTGTTTCAAGAACATCGAAACCAGAACGCCTATAGCAGCTTTAGAAGATTACTTTTTAGCTGAAGGATGGAAGAAAGATACGGTCATTTACACGAGAGAACTGTAATGGGTAGCAAACCAAAGAAGCAAGATTACAAAGCGTCAGAGGCTGAGAAAACTGAAGCTCGCATTGGTGCGCAGAAAGCTGAGTTTTTTAACAAAACTTACCAGCCTCTGAACGTTGCTGAACTTAAAGACTCCTTATCTGACGATATCAAAAATATCGCCCGAGGCCGTGGTAATGCGGATGTAATGCAGGGGCTCACATCTAAGCTGAACTACGCTCAGACACAAAACGCTGGCCAAGTAGCAGCGGACCTATCGGGCGCTTACCAAGGCCAACTCGGGAAAGCTGGCGAAGGCGCTCTGAAAATCCAGAATACAAGAGGTGCAGCGGCTGTCGGTGTTGCACAGGGTCAAAGTGCGGACTCAGGGTCGGCTTTATCTGCTCTTACCAATATCGGTACGAGCCGCGCTTTGAATAAAGCGAAGAATAACGAATTGCTGAGACAAGCCCGATTGGATGCGGGCATGAAGGTCGCGGGCGCGGCGTCCGACAGGTTCATGGAAGGAAAATTTGGAGGCAAATGGAAGGACTTTAGAGATGCATACAACGACGCAGAGAAGGCCTAATTATGAATCCTTACGAAAGTTGGAATGGGTACTCCCAGTACAGCGGAACACCTCAACGCAGCTCACTAACTGCTTATGGTAAAGACGGAGTAGACCCTGAGAAGACTCTGGCAAATATTACGCAAGCCGATTACGACAACTACTTGCGTGACATACGGCCAATTGAACTTGAGCTCGTAAACAAAGCGCAGACCGACACAAGCCTAATTGATCAGGCGAAAGAAGACCGAGACGTTTCTAACCAGCTTATGCAGGGCGTTATTGATAGAAATGCATCGCGTTACGGTGCCGCGCTTACACCAGCGCAAATGGAAGAACAAAAACGCTCTTTAGCGAGGGGCACTACCCTTGGCGGAATTCAGGGTGTGGCAGACGCCCGTGTTGCCCAGAAAGATGCAAACAGAGCTCTTATGGCGGACTTGATAAATATCGGCCAAGGCGTGAATCGTTCCTCTATGGGTGCACTGAGTAATGCTGCAGGCGCTGCTTCACAACGCGAAAACGCATACAGAAGCTCTAAAGCTCAGAGCAAAGCGCAAACCTACGGAATGCTGGGCTCGCTAGGCGCGGCGGCATTTATCGTCGGCCTATAACTATTAGTTGAGATCATATTATGTCTTTATCAAGTTTTTTTGGCGGTGCAGGCGCAAACGCAAGTTACAAAGAAAACAAAGCCGACCGCTCGTTGAAAGAGCGTCAGCTCGGTATTCTTGAGCGCGAGGAAGAGCGCGGACTTGCAGAGGGTAAAGTTAGTCAGATCTCTAACCTAGCTCGCGACTTAGGCGTTGCTAAAAAAGCGGGTGAACAGATTGACGTGCCGAAATTAACTGCACTGCTCGATGGACAACGCAAGTCAGGTAAAATTGATCCCAAACTTAGCCAACTAGCCTCGCTCCTTGGTAATGAAGATTTAGCTACTAAGCAAAACGAAGGTTTTTCTTGGAAGCAGTTTACAATCAGCCCTGATAAATCTGGTCTGACAATGGCTGGGACTTATGACGGCGACCCTACGCTTAGATTTGCTACTCCAGGTGGAGATAGAGACCCCAACGCTGAAGTTGTATTTTCTGGAGCAGGCGACGTTGCAAACCTCCTCAGCAATCAATACAACCAAGTATGGAATCAGCCAGGGGCCGCTGCCTTAAAAAACGAGCTTAACCTGAAAAACAACCTGATTGACTCGTCTGTTGAAGATGCCGAAGCACGGGTAGCTACAGCCGTTGGCCAACTAACCAACGAGGTCGAAGCTGCGATTATTCAAATTGGCGGTGAGAACGGCCCTGCTGTCGCGAGAAAGATGAAAGAAGCACTAGCTGGCCTGCCATACGACCAGCAGCTTGAAATTCTGCGCGAGCAGGCTGGAAACCTTTCACTAGATACAGGTGACATTATCACCCCCGAGGTAGAAGAAGCCGCAGCTGGAGAGAAGCAAACTATTGAAGCTGATGATAGTGACGCGAAGGAAGAGCCTGAAGCTAGCTCAGAAAAAACGCTATCTCCCAAAGAAGAAGCCAAACTTCAGAAGCAGCTAGAGATTGCTAAACAGCAGCTTGAAAGACAGAAAAAGATTGGCGACCGAGGAAAACTTAGCGGCGGAACAGGTTATATCGATCAGGCCGAAAAACGTGTGCGAGATATTGAGAGCAAGTTAGCCAGCACTACTCAGCAAGCGGCACCGCAAAGTTCTGCTGAGACGCCTATACAAGATGAGAACCCTGAAATCCAAGCTACGGCTGAAGCTGCTGAAGCAGCTACTGACGAAGAACTCGCGGCAGGTAAAGTGCAGGTCACTCCCGAAGGGATCAAGGCTTTGAAAGAGAAGCTAGAAGCTAAGGGAATTTCAATACTCGAAGACATGAAGTACGCAACGCGTGCTGAACAGCAGTATATGCGGGCCATGCTATCGACAATTGCAGCGAATGAAGATCAGAGAGAAGACTACATGACGCGAATGAACAATGTTCTAGCGACAGGTAATGCTGACTTTGATTCGAAGACCCTTGGCGAAGCTGTTCTTGCCAACCAGCAGCAAGCTACCGCTCAACAAAACGCTGACGCTAAAACACAGACAGCTGACACTGGCCGACTGAACTACTACCAAAATCTTTCAGAGCATAATTTCAAGGTAAGCGAGGAGGTTGGTGGCCGTATACGAGATATCTTTGACGACGCGCGCGGTGCTATCTACGGCGAAGATGGCGACGGGAACCTAAACAAAGAGATCGACTTCGATAAAGGCCGTTTCTTCAGTCAGTACAGTCCTGCATTCAATAAGATGTACCAAGAGTACCTCAAGGCTCAGGGTCCTGAAGCACAAAGCCAAACGCGTCTTGCCTTGAACTCAATGGTCAGCATGGGGATACAAGCCCTTGCTGAGAGCGAAGACTATGGCTCGTTTATAGAGAACTTCATACCCGATGGCGGGATTGATCATATTGGCAGCAACGATGTTTATCTTGATCGTCTAATCATTACACCGGACGGCAGACTGGCTGTAATTGACAGGGGTACAGGACAGCAAGCCGACGAGACAATTCCGGTAGCTGTTGCAAGGCGATTATTCGGCGAAACAGCTTGGAAATACGTTGAACGCGAGATTAAAGGCGGCCCTGATTCAGCAAGGGGTCAGGCCAACAACAAATCGATTGTAGATTAATATGGCTGAACCCATCGACGACCTGTTTGCACGCTACAAAAGCGTGTCGCGCGGCAGAACTCTAGAAGCTGCCGACGCAGCGCCAGAGACGCCATCATCAGTTGGTGAGACATTCCAGCGAGGGTTTGGCGCGGGTATCGAAGGCATACGCACTGATACCGACTACTTTAAAGGTTTGTTTAATACAGCGATAGGTGACGACGAAGCTGCCGCCGTAAACATCGCAACTGCTCGACAGCGCGAAGAGCGCACTTCTGAAATGTTTGGTGATCTACAGACATTTGAAGAGTTCACGAACAACCCCTCCTTCGGCGGCTTTGTTTCCCAAGTCGCTAAGAATGTCGGACAGGTCACCCCCTATCTCTTCACTACAGTTGGTGGCGGTCTAGGCGGCGCGGCTGTTACTGGGCTTGCAAAAGCAGGCTTATCAGTAGGCAGTAAACAAGTTACTAAACGACTCGTTAAAGACGCTTTTGAGAAGAAGCTCAAAGGCGAAGCAATGCCAGAAGAAGAGCGCGTGCTAGCCATTGCGTATCGGCTTGCGCAGCGCAATAACCCTGGTAACAAACTAAGTCTCAAAGGTGGTGCCGCCGCGGGTATGTACGCGCAAGAGTACACCAGCATGGCTGGCTCAAACTTTGGCGAGAACCTCGATTATCTAGATCAAGACGAAGCTGCCCTACGCGCGGCTGGCTTGGCAATACCACAAGCGTTTATTGGTCTGAAGGGTGAACAGCTTCTTACTAAGACTCTGATGCGGGACCTCGGTGAAATTGCTGCAAAGCGTTCGACAAAAGATGGCTCTGCATTTGGCGCGTTCGCTAAAGAGCTCGCTAAGAACACAGCAAAAGGCGGTGCAACAGAAAGCATTGCAGAAGTTTTGCAAGAAGGTATTAGTGTAGCTAATCGCTTCAGCATTGATGACGAGTACACTAAGCAAGACGCGTCTTTACGCATTGCGGAATCCGCGTTCGCTGGTTTCTTTGGCGGCGCGGGGGTTTCTAGCGCAGGCAGTGTAGCTACAGGTTCCCTGCGCGGTGCAGCAAATGTGATGGAGAAAGCCAAAGGCTTTATCGAAAATGCTCGCCAGCAGCAAGTTGATAATGAAATCAATAGGCAACAGTACGGCACTGACGCTATGGGGTATAGCAACCCCGAACCGCGTAGCGCAGTCAACGCACAATTACGCGCAGCTCTCGATTCCTCTACTAGCAGACACTCCGTTTGGCTCGAGGGTCCGACCGCTGAATACGAAGCGTCGGCTGACACCACCAAGAAAGTAGAGATTCAAGGTGAGGTTTTTTACACCCGATTCGTCCCTGGTCGCGGAACCATTCTTTCCAAGAACTTTGATATTGCTGAAGAAGTAGCGAAGTCAAAGGCTAGCGAAGCATCACTTGTAGAGGCTCTTGGATACAGCTCGGCAAAACCTTTAGACGGTGATATTGCTATTGAAGCGCTCGACCGAGGCGGTAATGTTGTCTGGCAACAAGGCACTAATGAAGAAGGTGTAGCTGATGCATTTGCCGCCGCAGAAAAACAGATGCCCAAAGGTGGCTCTGTCCGACGAATATCTGTCAAAGAGGCTTTGGAAAACCGTAAGAAGCTAGTTGAAGAAGAACAAGGTCCGCAAGTCCGCAACATGGACGTGTCGCCAGAAGTTCAAGATGCCTTCCGCGAAGAAAAGCAAGCTGACGCTCAACCCGACGCTGATACGGATCAGAATCAAGAAATTACAGAAGAAGCAGGCGTCCAAGACACTGGCATGTTTGGAGAAGGTGTTCAGGAAGGCGGCATCGTTACGAACGACGTTACAGGTGATAAGCCTTATCAGCCTAACAAAGGCCAAATTTACGACGACACTAAAGCCGCCCAAGACGAGTTTGCTGAAGCCTTTGCTGAAGAAGACCTCCCTGAACTAGGCAAAGATATGTTCACCGCGGTCGACTTTAGCAACCCCGCGTTCGGAAACATGTCGAATTCGTTCCTGAGAAAAGCCGCGAAAGTTCGACGAGAAAACCCAGGCGCGATAAACCCAGTTGTGAATGAAGATGGCACGTATAGCCTGTTCCAAACTGTTGACCCCCTAGAACCAACGTACAAAGACTCTCGCATAGAAGATCCTTTGAAGAGACCGAATGGACAAAAAGTTGAACAAGGTTTAGCGAAGACTGCGCGGCAGGTACTGCGAGTAGCGTTGACTAAAGCGGCAAAGAGTGACTTTGCTAAGAAGGCTTACGGCGGCAAGAAAACTAAGGGCAACGACAAAGGTTATCGGAACAAGACTGAAGCAGAGCTTGTGAAAGTTAATAACAAGCCTGTGAATCTAGTAGATCTTGTTGCTGATGGCATGCGAATGCTTTCATATGAGAAGCAGACTGCTTACACCGACGGTGGCCAGTTTGCTCGGCATCGTGCTGGGTTTATTAAGATTGCTACTGAGATATTAGCGGACGGGAGATCGCTCACTATTGGCGGGGCGACCATTACTGTAGAAGATATAGATGGGCTTTCTGCGTTGACGGAAAACGTCAGGCTAGCAGAAGACTACGCCAACACTTTCAAGGACTTTTTAGCCCAAGAAGGTATTGATATGGACCCAGGCGTGCCAACTGACTTAGACCAGATGTACCAAGAGTTAAATGCTCTCGAGCAAAAGGTTGCCGCCCAGCCTACGCTTGCCAAGCTAGTGCGTGAGTCAAAAGCGTATGCTAAAGAGTACATCGAGTTTCTGAAAACCCCTGAGAAACAGGCGCACATTAAAGCTGTTAAAGAATACAAGGCTGCAAAAGAAGCTGGCGACAAAGATGCTGTTTACCCTGAAGGTCCGAAAGACCCCGAGAAAACAGGCACGCTAAAGTTGATGGACACCGTGATTGGTTTCCAAGAGCGAAAAAAAGGCTCAAAAGAAGAGCGAAAAAAAGGCTCAAAAGATAAGCCGAAGACAATAACGCTTGGCAAAGCGCTGCGAACAGAAACTCGTATGCCAAGAGATCGGCAGTATGAAGTTGTATTCGATGACTTGATTGCTGTCTTTGAAGGTAACCGCGATCAAGTTATCGAATACATAGATAACAACCCTGAAAAACCACTTAAAATTTTCAGGCCTGAACAAACTCGCAAAGACGGCACGTCCTTACCCCCTGAAGAGGTTGCCTACGACAAGTTAGTTAGCGAAGACCCAAAAGCACAGGGCAACGAGCCGCAGCTAGGTTTTGAAGGCGAGATGGGTTTTGTGGCTGAGATGGACCCCGACAGAACTGACAACTATAACTTCGACACTGAGTCGATGAATGCTTTTGCCAAGTCTAATCCAGGTGGGCAGATGGCTCGCTCTACTGTTGGTCTAGAAGCCTTCGGTTTAGCTCCTGACGGCTTGGTTAGCAAAGTGTTTAAAAACGCTGGCAGAATTCTTGGTCTAAAGAAGCCCACGTCTATATTCAATGTTGATCAGTTAGTTAGCGATGACCCCAAAGTAGCAGATCTGTTTGGCTCGCCAGAAGTACTGGCTTACGTAAAGGATGTTGCACAGGAATTAAAAGCTGATCCACAGGGCGGCGGCAGATATATTGGTTTTGGTGACGCTCATATAATTCTGGTTGACCCAGAGGTTGCGACTAATCAGCTAGACACTGCCCTGATCGCAGCACACGAATTGGGCCACGCCCTGTTCAAAGAGCAGTTATCTTCCACACTTCAAAACCCAGCTCTGTATAACCGCATGTTTGACAAGTTCCAGAAGGCACGGGACGCGAAAGACGCACCTGCGGCTTATAAAGGTAAGCACGGTTTCGAAGAGTGGTATGCCGATCAGGTCGCAGTGTGGGCCATGAAGTCATACAAGAAAGAACGCGCTAAGGGCCTTATAGAAGTTACGTTCCAGAAACTGGCTGAGAAACTACAGCGTTTTTACAAAGCTCTCAGTACGGATATGAAACGCCGTTTTGGACCAAAAGCCTATTCGCCAGATTTTGATGGTTATATGGCAGAGGTAATCAAACGTCGTACAGCATCTGATGCACAGCTGTCTGGTGCCGCAGTCGCCACCATGCAAGAAAAGGTGCTAATGAGAAAGGTGGCTGAGGTCATCGAGAAGCAACAGCCTGGTTTTACTGGTGCGATTATGAAGAAGGCGCAGCAGATTATCCGTAGCGACGGCTTTACCCCGATCTACAACTTTATATTTACTGCTGACTCACGCCTACGCAAGATCGGCGGTAACAAGATAGCTGACCTATTTTATTCTCGCGCACAGCGAGAAAACAGTAAAGGCCGCAACAAGTTAGGTTTCTTAAAGACTGCAATGGCTGAAGGCAATACTTGGTACAACAAGTTAGAAGATGCTGTAGATGGCAAGCTGGACTCGCCTGAAGTAGCAGAGTCGATTCGTTTAGCTTTCACTAGTACACCTACCCGTGATCTAAAAGATGCCAACGCTATAGCAGTCAGGGGCTGGTTCGATAG